TGATAACGCTTGATAACATCGCGTGTCCATAGACCTATCAGATCGTCCCCGCAAATCGCATGATCACCTTTCATGGCGCCTGCGTCAGCTGCTGCGAATGCGTTCAAGATGTTCAGAATCGTCCAACTAGGACCGAGACCCATAAGTGCACCGCACTTAATCGTCTCGTTTGAACCTTCGATCGCGTGTTCGCAACACACGTTGGCCACCGCGTCGTCCCACCACGCAGGTTTCCCTGTGTGCCGGACCATACGATCAAGCACGAAGCGGGCGAGTTCAACTGAAATCGGGTCGGTAGATTTTGATAAATCCGCACTAAAGATGTGGAGATCTATCGGATTCTCGCGGTTATTTTCGAGAACCACCGGTTTGTTTTTGAGCACAGCTCTTGTTTGATGCAGTTTCTTGAGCCACGGCAACAACCACGTTGTCATTGCACGCGCTTGCCAAACAACCGAGCTACTATGGATCGTCACTATACGGGCCTTTCCTGTGGTTTCTATGATTCCATGGATTCTACAGATGCGCTGACGTTTACCATCGTCAACGGCCCTCTGGAATCTCTTCTCGAGGGTATCGGCCTTTTCAATAGCATCGATCTTAGCCATGTTGTTTAATGCGCGCTGGTAGTAATACGCTGCCGGCTCGTCTCGATATATTGCACTCTGAGGTTGCGACAATATCATGTCGTCTGTAATATCCTCCAAGAGCTCATCCATTTCTTTTGCTGAGGAATAGCGTTCGAGAGCTATCATAGCACCGCCTTCTGCACGAGGTCTTTCTAAACATGACTTATCGCCCGGTACAGGAAGTGTTCCCACCATACGTGGGGCCTTCTTGTTTTGAAACAGTCCGTCGATGAAACGTCCTAAACGGACCATTACATCGCGAGCTGGCAACGGGTTGCAAGTCGTGAGACGGGCCTCGGCTGCGGTGATTTCACGTTCCACTCGACCTTTGTCAGGTCTCCTAACAACGAGTGCTCGTGAGAGCGTGGATGCCAGGAACAAAGCCAGTGGTTCTTGATGACGACCGATTGGTTTGCGATTAATCGCGGCCTCTCTAGTAGTTGCTGAGAGCTTCTTGCCTGCGTCATATACACCTTGATAGATGAAATCCTTGAGTATGTTAACGTAGCACGCGATTATGTGTCGGTTATTCGAACTCCAAATTGAAGTTCGGATTCTGCCATATATGAGTTGCATCGTAGCAGAAAGAGCATTCCAATTCTCTCGAACAGCTTCTATACGACGTTGGATGATCGTCCAAACACATTGCCAAATTTGCGGCTCTGTGGGCTTCGGACCGATAAACACCTGTCGGGATGATGAGCATTTTGCAGATCGTTCTGGAATATGGGCTACAGATCTATATTCCGTAAGTCGTCCTCCTATTTCTAGCGCCTCTTCACGTGTAAGCTTAGCACGTGAAACAAATTCAATACAGCAAGGCACGCATACTCTTCGCGGACTATGCACCCTTGCGAGAAAGTTAAGGGTACTCCTTTTATCGAGTACTCTTAGGCCGTACTCACAGAGCTGACTTAACGAACCCAAAATGGGGGTACCAGGATCTTCTTGGTGCCTGATTTTGGCAGTAGATTCGTTGGCTCTGTGTAGACAGGTGAACTTTCTGTTCGGGTTGCCTTGGGGTAGCCCGGTGTGCGAAAATGAG